CCCGCGCCGAGGAGCCAGCCATGTCCGCCCCCGCCCGCCTCCCGCGCGGCATCCGGAACCACAACCCGGGCAACATCCTGCGCAACGGCAACAATTGGCGCGGCCTGGCGGCCGAGCAGCCGGACGGCGAGTTCTGCACCTTCATCGCGCCAGAGTGGGGGCTGCGCGCGCTGATCCTGGTGCTGCAGGCTTATCGCCGCCGCGGCATCACCACCGTCTCGCGCATCATCACCACCTACTGCCCGCCGGTGCACAGATTTCCGGACGGCCGCACCGCGAACCAGGACACCGCCGGCTATGTGCGCTTCGTCGCGCAGGCGCTGGGCGTGGCGCCCGACGCGGAGATCGACGTGACGAGCCGCGCCGTGCTGCGCCGCCTGCTGCCGGCCATCGTCCGCAAGGAGAACGGCATGCAGCCCTACCCGTCCGAGCTGTTCGAGCGCGCGATGGACCTCGCCAACATCCCGAAGGAAGCCCCGTAATGCAGGATCTCCTTGCGGCCACCTTGCCGGCGCTCATCAACCTCGCCGCGTTGGGGGCGACAACGCTCGTCGGCTGGCTCGCCACCCGTGCCGCCCGCTGGCTGAACCTCCAGAACGAGGAGGCGCTGCGCCGCCCGCTGATCGAACTGGTGGACACGATGGCCAACGCCGTGCGGGCCCGCTTCGCGGGCGTCTCGATGGCGCCCGAGCTGATCGAGCGCGTGGTGCCTGACCTCGCCGCGCATGTGGAGCGCAGCTACCCCGAGCGCATCCGGGCCTTGGGCGTCGAACGTCCGTCCCTGGAAAACATGATCCGCGTGCGTTTGGGCGTTGGCCCGATGGTGCGCCCGTGAGCGAGTTCGGCTGGCGCGACCTGGCGGCGATCCTTGCCGCCGCCACCGTCATTGGCGGCATGGTGATCGGTTGGGTGCGCTACCAGCTGCGCAACGACTTCGCCCGCGCGAGCGACATCAGCGGCCTGTCCGACCGCATCGAGCGCGTCGAGGTGCATATGCGCGCGGTGCCCACCCACGACGACGTGCGCGGCCTGTCCGAGCGCATCGGGCGCGTGGAAAGCGCGGTCGCGGTGGTCGGCGCCAACATCGACGGGCTGCGCGATGGCATGGGCCGCATCGAGCGCGACCTGCACCTGCTGGTCAGCCACGAGATTGCGGGGAAGGCATGACCGCGAGCTTCCATCAGCGCCTGGCCGAGGACCGCCGGGCCGCCGTGCTGCAGATCCTCGCCGAGGTCGAGGGCCATTCGCTCAACGAGGAGCTTCTGGCGAAGGAGCTGATGCGCGCGCGCTTCGGCGTCGTCACGCAGGAGGACATGCGCGCCATCCTCGCCTTCCTGGAGCGCCAGGGCCTCGTGACGATCGAGCGCCTGGCCATGCCCGCCGCCGGCGAGCTCTGGGCCGTGACCGCCACCCGCTCCGGCCGCGACGTCGCGCGCGGCGCGGCCCATCCCGGCGTGGCGCGCCCGCTGTGAGGAGGATCGGATGACCCTGCGCGTCGAATGCGGCGAGGCGCTGCTCGCCGGAACCGGCCTGCAGCCGATCGAGGTCGGCGGCGCGCTGCGCTGGAGCGAGACGCTCGCCAGCGGGCAGACCAGCGTCAACGCCGCGCCGGCGGCCTCCGCCGCGCATCGCGCGGTGGTGCTGACGCTGGTGCCCGAGGCCACGGGCTGGGTCTCGATCGGCCCGCCGCCGGACGCAAGCGTGGCCGCGCTGCGTCGGCGCATGATCAGCGGCGTGCCGCGCAGCTTCCTCGCGCCACAGGGTGTGCGCGTGGCCTGGATCGTCGGCTGATGTTCGGCCTCACCGCCTTCGGCACCCTCGGGATCGTGGCGCGCGGCGTGCGGGCCTTGGTCGCTCTGCTTGCGGAGGACGGAACAGCCCTGGTCACCGAGATGCGGCGCGCACTGACGGCCGAGGCCGGGGACTGGCTGCTGTCCGAAGCCGGCGAACCCTTGCTGGTCGAGCCGATCAACCCCTTCGCATTGGAGTAAGAGCATGTCTGGCACAGGCGTACGCATTTCCGAGCTTCCAGCGGCCACCTTGCCGCTGACCGGCACCGAGGAGCTTCCGCTGCGGGTCGGCGCGAGCAATGCCCGCGTCCCGATCGAGGAGATCCTCTGGGCCGCGCGGAGTATGCCCACCTCACAACGGCCGGACAGCTCGAGCGCGGGAGGCAATCCCCGCGGCGCGAACGCGGTGGACCTTCAGACGAGCCGCACGGCGGCGACGCAGGTGGCCTCGGGCGCGAACGCGGTGATCGCGGGCGGGTCGGGCAACACCGCCTCGGGGACCGCGGCCGTGGTGGTCGGCGGGCAGAACAACAGCGCCACCGGCGTCCGCGGCATCGTCGTGGGCGGGCAGCAGAACGCCGCCTCGGGCAATGACAGTTGGTGCCCGGGCGGCTTCTGGGGCACTGCCCGCGGCCTCTACGGGCGCGGCTTCTGGGCGGCCAACCGCTTCGCCACCGCCGGCGACGCCCAGGCGGGCGAGTTCCTGCTGCGCCAGATCACCAGCGACGCCACGCCCGCGCGCCTGACGGCCGATCAGGCGGCGCCCTCCTCCAGCAACACGCTCAACCTGCCCAACAACGGCACCTACCGCCTCAAGCTGCTCGTCGTGGCGCAGCAGACGGGCGGCAGCGCGGGCAGCGCGGGCGACTGCGCCTCCTGGGAGTGCGACGTGCTGATCAAGCGCGGGGCGAACGCGGCCGCCACCGCCTTCGTGGGCGGGCGCGTGATCACCAGCGCGCCCGCCATCGCCGCCGTCACCGCGGGCACGCCCTTCGGCCCGGGGATGCGCGACGCGGCCGCCGCCGGCTGGACGCTCACCCTCGCCGCCGACACCACGAACGGGGGCCTCGCCGTCACCGGCACGGGCGAGACGAACAAGACCATCCGCTGGGTGGCGCGCGTGATGGGCGTGGAGGTGACCGCATGATCCGGACATTGCTGGTGCAGGATGGCGTGGTGGCGGCCGCGCGGCTGAGCGAGGCGCCGCTCTCCGAGGCGGAGCGCCGCGCCTGGCTGCTCGGGTCCGAGGCCGACGAGGCGGCCGAACTCCCGCCGGGCGAGATCCTCGAGCTGGCCGGCGCGGCGGCCGAGGCGCCCATCGGCGCGGGCTGGCGGCGCGAGGGCGAGGGCTTCGCGCCGCCGCCCGGCCCCGCCCGCGTCATTCCCGCGAGCGTCTTCGTGTCCTGCTTCACCCCGGCCGAGACGGCGGCACTGCTCGCCATTCCGGAGCTGGCGCAGGCCGCGCTGCTCGCCGCCGCCCAGGGCGCGGTGAACCTGGACAGCCCGCGGCTGGCCGCGCTCATGGCGCTCGCCGTGGCCGAGGGCGCGCTCACCGAGGCGCGTGCGGAGGCGGTGATGCGCGGCGAGCCCGCGCCGGCCTGAGCCATGCCGCGCCCCTCCCGCATCGACCGCCTGCCGTCCGAAATCCGCGAGGAGATCGGGCGTCTGCGCGAGGCGGGGCGCACGCTGGACGAAATCCTGGCCGCGCTGCGCGCGCTGGAGGCGCCCGGGATCAGCCGCTCGGGCCTCGGCCGCTATGTCCAGAAGCTCGACCGCATGGGCGAGCGGCTGCGCCGCTCGCGCCAGATGGCCGAGGCGCTTGCGCGCCAGCTCGGCGAGGCCCCGGGCGAGCAGGTGGCGCGGCTCAACATCGAGGCGCTGCACAGCTTCCTCGCCGACGCGCTGCTCGCCGCCGACGAAGACGGCGAGCAGGGCGATGCGGCGCGCGCCGCGATCCAGTCGCCTATGGGGGCGAAGCTCTTCGCCGAGGCGCTGGAGCGCCTGTCCAAGGCGCAGCGCCTGAACCAGGACTTCGTGGAGCGGCTGGAGCGCCAGGCGGCCGAGCGCGCGCGGCGCGAGGCCGGGGCGGCGCTCGAGAAGGCGGCCCGCGCGCAGGGGCTCTCCAACGCCACCATCGAGCGCATCAAGGCCGACCTGTTCGGGGTGCGGCCGTGAGCGGCGCGTCCCTGCCTGACGTGTTCCTGACCTACCAGCAGCGGCTCATGCGGGCCGTGGCGCGCTGCCCCGTGACGGTGGTCGAGAAGAGCCGCCGCACGGGCTATTCCTGGGCGGCCGCCGCCATCGCCGCGCTGACCGCCGCCGCCGCCCGCGGCGAGGGCGGGATGGACGTGCTCTACATGGGCTACGAGAAGGAGATGACGCGCGAGTTCGTGGCCTATGTCGCGGACTGGGCTCGCCGCTTCCAGCTCGCCGCGCGCGAGGCGGAGGAGTTCCTCTGGACCAATCCGGACCGGCCGGAGCAGGAGATCGGCGCCTTCCGCATCCGCTTCGCCTCGGGCTTCGAGGTCGTGGCGCTGCCCTCGGTGGCGCGCGCGCTGCGCGGCAAGCAGGGCCTCGTCATCCTCGACGAGGCGGCCTTCATGGACGACCTGGAGGGCGTGCTCAAGGCCGCGCTCGCGCTGCTCATCTGGGGCGGGAAGGTGCTGGTGATCAGCACGCACAACGGCGAGGCGAACCCGTTCAACGAGCTGGTCACGGCGATCCGCGGCGGCCGGCTGCCCTACCACCTCGAGCGCTGCACGCTGGACGACGCGCTGGCCGACGGGCTCTACCGCCGCATCTGCCTCGCCGAGGGGCGGGGCTGGAGCGCCGAGGCCGAGGCCGCCTGGCGGGCCGAGCTGATCGCGCGCTACGGCGCCGGGGCGGAGGAGGAGCTGTTCTGCATCCCCTCGCCGCTCACCGGCGCCTGGCTTCCGGCCGCCCTCATCGAGGCGCGCATGGACGCCTCGATCCCCGTGCTGCGCTGGCAGGCCCCGCCGGGCTTCGTCACCTGGCCCGAGCCCTCGCGCGCGGCGGAGGTGGGCGACTGGCTGGCGCGCGATCTGGCGCCGCTGCTGCGCGCGCTGGACGGCGCGACGCCGCATGCGCTCGGGCAGGACTTCGCCCGCAAGCGCGACCTTTCGGTGATCTGGCCGCTCGCCATCGGCCGCGACCTGGTCAAGCGCACGCCCTTCGTCCTCGAGCTGCGCGACATGCCCTTCGCGCAGCAGCAGCAGGTGCTGTTCCACCTCGCCGACCGCCTGCCGCTGCTGCGCGGCATCGCCCTGGATGCGTCGGGCAACGGCATGGCCCACGCCGAAGCCGCGGCCGACCGCTATGGCGAGCGCGTCATTCAGGCGATGTTGACCGAGCCCTGGTACCGCGAGCACATGCCGCCGCTGAAGGTGGCGTTCGAGGACGCCGCCATCACCATCCCCAGGGACCGCGACATCGCCGAGGATTTCCGGCTGGTGCGCCTCCTGCGCGGCGTGCCGCGCGTCGTCGAGCGCAGCGCCGGCGAGGCGGGGCAGCGCCACGGGGACGCCGCCATCGCCGCCGCGCTGGCGCTGCTCGCCGCCCGGGCCGAGCCTGCGGCCTACGGCTACGAGCCGGTCCCGCTGCGCCGCGCCGGCGCCACCATCGCGGGGATGGAGCTGTGATCCCCGGCGCCGTCCTGGCGGTCGCGCTCGCCCTCGCCACGCCGGCCTCGGCGCAGCGCGGGGCACAGGCGATCGACGGCGACACCATCCGCGTCTCCGGCCAGGTGGTGCGGCTGGCGGGCGTGGACGCGCCCGAGCTGCACCGCCCGCGCTGCCCGGCCGAGCGCGCGATGGCGCGCGCGGCGCGGGACCGGCTGCAGGCGCTGATCGCCGGCGGCGTGCGTCTCGAGGCCGTGGCCGGGCGGGACCGCTACCGCCGCAGGCTGGCCCGGGTGCTGGACCGGCGCGGCCGCGACGTCGGCCAGGTGCTGATCGCGGAGGGGCTGGCCGCGCCCTACCGCGGCCGCGGCCCTCGGAAACGGTGGTGCGAATGAGCCTGCTCGACCAGTTCGGCAACACCATCCCGGCCGCCGACATCAAGCGCCTGCGCGAGCCGGAGCTGGAGCCCACGGGCGGCCTGGTCGGCACGCGCCCGGCCTTCGCCTTCCACCCGGGCGACGGCCTCACGCCCGCGCGCCTCGCGCAGATCCACCGCGACGCCGCCCAGGGCGATGCGCGCCGCTACCTGGAGCTCGCGGAGGACATCGAGGAGCGCGACCTGCACTATGCGGGCGTGCTGGCCACCCGCAAGCGCGCGGTGGCGCAGCTTCCCATCACCGTGGAGGCCGCGAGCGACGACCCGCGGCACGTCGAGCACGCCGACTTCGTGCGCCGCTGGCTGGACCGAGAGGTGCTCCAGCCCGCGCTGTTCGACGCGCTGGACGCGATCGGCAAGGGCTTTTCGGTGCTGGAGCTGGTCTGGCACGCCAGCCCCGAGGGCTTCTGGCCCAAGGCGATGATCTGGCGGCCGCAGCGCTGGTTCGACATCCCGCGCGACGGGCGCGACGAGATCGTGCTGCGCGAGGCCGCCACCCGCCTGCCGCTCGCGCCGCACAAGTTCCTGGTGCACCGCCACCCCTGCAAGAGCGGCCTCGTCATGCGCTCGGGCCTCGCGCGCGTCGCGAGCTGGGCTTGGATGTGGAAGGCCTTCACGCTGAAGGACTGGGCGGGCTTCGTCGCCAACTACGGCCAGCCGCTGCGGTTGGGGAAGTACGGCCCCGAAAGCACGCAGAAGGACCGCGACGTGCTGTGGCAGGCGGTGGCGAACATCGCCGGCGACTGCGCGGCCATCGTCCCGCGCGGGATGGAAATCGAGTTCGTCGAGGTGGGCGACCTCAAGGCCGGCAGCGAGCTCTATGAGCGCCGGGCCGACTGGCTGGACCGTCAGGTCTCGAAGCTGGTGCTGGGCCAGACCACCACGACGGACGCCGTCTCGGGCGGCCATGCGGTCGCGCGGGAGCACCGCCTGGTGCAGGAGGACATCGAGCGCGCGGACGCGCGGATGATTTCGGCCAGCGTGAATCGGCAGATCGTGCAGGCGATGATCGCCTTCACCTTCGGCCCGCAGGACGCCTACCCGCGGCTGACCATCGGCCGGCCGGACGAGGTGCCGATCGCCACCGTGCTGGATGGCGTGCAGAAGCTGGTGCCGCTCGGGCTGCGGGTGGAGGCGAGCCAGCTGCGCGACCGCCTGGGCCTCGCCGAGCCGGGCGAGGAGGCGGAGGTGCTGGCGCCCCGCGCGCCGCCCGCGCCGGCGGCGGATGCGCCCCGCGCCCCGCCGCATGCCGGCGACCTCGCCGCGCTGAACGCCGCCCGCCTGCGCGCCGCCGAGGCCATCGGCACGCCCGAAGCGCTGGAGCGGCTGACGCAGCGCCTCGCCGAGGACGCGGCCGGGGCGATGGCGGGGCTGACGCGCGAGATCCGCGCCGA